GTGAGGGTGTTTTCCAGATCCTCATCTGCTTTTGCAATATACAGATCGATCGCATCAAGTAAAGGGTCTACATTCAGCTTCATGCTTCTCTTCCTCCTGCTTTTTGATCTCTTTCAACAGTTTCTGGACGGATTTCATTACGGCAACCACTTCGTCCGGCGTGTTATTACTCTGAGCTTTCTGGATCTGCTGTGTGAGCTGCGCCGTGATACTGTTCGTGCCAGTAACAGAAGAGTTCCGTTCAGTGTATATCTTCAACGGAATATCGCCCCATTCCTCTTCGTAATCCTCTGAGGTTTCCCCCAACATACGATAAACCACGTCCTTCGCCTTATTCGGAGTCAGACCACCGGCATTATTACTTACCGTAAGAATCTTATACAGGTCATCCGGATTAGTAATATTTGGAGCAAGGAAGTACGCTTCTACATACTTAAATTGATATCCATTCAGAAGTTTATTATTGATTATCCAGGCTAAAGAGATTCGTTCTGGTTGGAATACCTGTTCCTCAGTTACCTCTTTTGCTGTCTGAGCAGTCGCTCGGTTAAAGTCTGTAGTATAACCCACATACAGATCCGGCAGAAGAAACGCCGATTGAATTCTCTTGCGATTATTTTCAAGATAATCTTGAAAGAGTTCGTCTTTTTGAAGTATGCTGGCAAGATCCTTGATTTCAATTTCTGGTTTGTCACTGGTATCAAAATCAGTTCTCTGCTCTGCATTCTCAGCTTCCAAAATAATAAAAGCATGCTGTCCATTTTCACCCTTGATACCATTCATATAATCCTGAAGCCTATCGTAGCTTTCATCAGTAAGTGTGCCTCCCTGGAGCATTATTAACAGTGGTGTATGGCGACCATTAATAAAATAATTATTGTTCAATCCTTCCGCTCTTCGACTTCCATCAACACCAAGGAGCTGCCCAATCCATCGAACCTCGCCATACGGCTTTGTTCCTATAGGAAACTCTAAGATTTCATTGGCTTGCCACCTGCGTTCCAGTGTACCGCTTTCTACATATTTTCCGTCTCGACGATCCATAATTCTGGGATCTCCGAATTCTTTATAATACACAGTTTTTCCACCTATATCCTGCCGGTACTTACGGAACTTCCGATTTCTCGTAAGGCTTGTACCATGATGGTAATAAGTAAACGGTACATAAGGTTCTATAGGCTCTGTTTTTATAATGCTGGGTGTGTTCCGGATAAATTCTATCTGCACCACTTCATTTGAAAGATTACGTATTACTTCAATGTAAGATATACCGTAGGTTTCCCGCGCTTCGATAATATCCTCGAAAATTTCTTTCGTGTCCTGTTCAATGGTAAGAAGCTCTATAATCTCTTCTGCCTTGTTGAACTCTGCTATCATCTCAGGCGTTTCCTCGGTATCCTCTACATAACGAATTCCAATTCCAAATCCCGGTATATTGTTGCGATACGAACGGATACACTGAGGCAAGATAGAACTTTCGGATACATACCTTTCAAATATTCTTAAATCAAACGGATGCTGAATCCACTCGCTGCCATTGAACGCTTCCTGCATTTCAATCTGGGTGGATGTTTCTGCCTTCCGTATTGGCTCCGCATTTGATCTTCCAGACATATCTTTAATTATCTTCGCATGAACCTTTGTCCCTCTTTTTATTTCACTCATTTTTTCTCACCTCTCTTCTGCTTATCTCTGATTGGCAATACGGCAAGCAGAATAGAATCCGCTTCGTCAGGAGAACTTAATCCTCTCTTTTTCATTTCTGCCTTAGATTCTACTTTCTGTTTCGTACCAACAAAGTCATACTTACGACAAGACAGCTGTCCTACCAAATCATTATCATTTGGCAAACGAAGTTGCGGCTTACGTGGATGCCCCTCTTCATCAAACGGCTGAATCATGTCACGTATTATTCCCATCATATACGTTGTTGTATCGTAATATCTTTTATGCCTTACTGGCTGCCCGAAATTAACCGGTACCACATCCATTCCCCCGTATAAATCAGGATTCCCCTTCTTGGCTGCCATGAGCTGATCCGTAACTCCACCTCCAACACCACCATCATCAATCTTCACATGAACAATCCCACTAAAACAGAATAATTTTTTAAGTTCAAGATAAAGCTGGCAAATAGAGCCTGCTGTCCATACCGTATTCTTTCCGTTGTATTTCTTATATATCTGCACTACTTCATTAACTTTAAATGATATACAGGTCTTATCATCACCGAAACGAGCAACGTCACAGCCTATGTCTATGGTATGTACTCCTCTGACATCTCTGACTTTCTCCCCTTCTTCAGATATATATACTCCAAAAGCAAGGGCTGTTTCTTTTTCCATTTCAGAATTAACAGAACCTTCGAGCCATGAGATGGGTATAAACACGTCGTCTTCCTGTTCTGGGAACAGCCCATCCACACGCACTCGAACAACATTACTGCTGCTACCGTATTTGCGATCAAGAGAAGCAATATTCTCTTTGTTGGTTCTCTTGCTATCCCTCGAAGAAACCGTATGCAGAGCATACATGCTTCTGTCAGTAGTGAATGCGTCATAGAATATTCCGCTGGTTCGTGTCGGATTCCCGCACATCAACAGCTTATTATTTTCTCCGGATAAGGTACCAAGAATAGCTTCCATAATCGGATCGGCAACGCCAGATGCTTCATCGACAATAAAAAGCATATTATCTTCATGGAAACCTTGCATATTCTCAACCTTCGTAGCAGTTCGCGCAACTGCGAACCAACGTTTTTCGTAACCTTTTACATACACATATGTCTTAGTCCATTTCAGAAGCAACTGTAACAATGGAGAATCATTCATCCATTTTGCAACCTCGCTCCACAGAACATCATGAAGCTGCTGTTTGGTTGGTGCCGTACAAACTACTCTTGCATCATCAAAGCAGGATAAAAACCAGAGAAATGTCGCGGCCTCAAAAGCTGTTTTCCCAACTCCCTGTCCGGATTTGACGGCTATCCTATTTTTGTTTCGGATATCGTTGGCTACACTTATCTGCCAATCGTCTGGATCAAAATTCAAAACTTCTCGAAAGAATATAACTGGATTATCCTGCCATATGGGTATTGATTCATCCAGGAAATCGGACAGCATATCCATATCAAACATTGTCATTTTCCTTTCGTCTATCCTTAATCTTTTCTGCCCACAAAAGAACAGTATCATTTTTATTGCTTTCTCCGGAAATCTTCTGCTTTTCAAACCTCAATCTCGCAAGTGCTTCAATAGCCCGGGTCTTCTTCGACTGCACCGTGGAGAGTTCCTTTTCGAGCCTCGCGATCATGTTATCCTTGTTTTCCATAGTGGTCTGCATATTATATCTATCGCCAGGCAAACGCTCTCCAGAAGATACCTTTTTTTCTATACGTTCTTCATAAAGCTGTTTATCTTCTTCCGTTTTGAACGCTCTTTTATCTTCGATCCGTAAGAATCCATGCAGGGATACTTCGCCTTTCATACTCCGGTATTTATTGATTGCAATCATGATTCTTCTTTCCCTCACGGCAAAAAGCTGGATCTGTTCAATCAGGAGCATTTCTTCGTCCATTGGAATACCTTCGATCATATCTTTTTCGGATTCATCGAGCACGTCCCAGTACACAGCCGAATACGCTCCATGCTTCTCTGCAATCTTATCTCCCGGTTTCAACGGACCCCCCTTATTCCCAACTGCATTTTTATTTCCAGGTTGTCCGCCTCTTTTGCGAGCGTTCGGTTTTTTCTTTTGCGAACGTTCGTTTTTCTTTCCTTTTGTCTTTCCGTCCCAATTCTGTGTTGATTTCCACCGCCGAACTGTGCTGGCCGGGACGTCCAACTTCTTGGCAATGTCAACAAGTTTCATCCCGTTCTTATACATTTCCTCAGCTTCAATGCTGTTTGGACTTCTTGCCCTTGCCAATGGACACCCCTCCCCTCCATCATCTTATTTCGGCATATGCAAAAGGGAGAGGTTGCACTCCCTCTCCCCGCTTTTTGTTCTATATGGCGTAGAACAATATTAAACTTTTGTGATAAATTCAGCCTTAGAATAGCCTGTCACCCCTTTTGTCATCATCTTCAAAAAGTCTTCTTTTGAGAAATCAGACAATCGGAAGATCTCTTCCGGCTTCATTCCAAGCTGTTTGCTTATTTCTTCTACGGTTTTGCCATCATCCATAAGTTCTTTAATGATTTTCTTCATCGGTTCGAGCAAATGTGTACCTC